CTTGTTATCGATTTGATGTAGCAAGGAAGCGGTCATCCCCTCAATCCGCTTATCTACTGCATCGTGTTCAATGCTGACCACTTGCGAGCGCGTAGCGTTCTGCTCATAGCGTCGTGTCAATTCATCAAAAATAGCCGCACGCGCTTCCTCGAGCGTCACGCCGCGCGAGCAAAGATCGTCTGCGAATTTTTCTTCGAGCTTTGCGGCCCGCACAGCAGTTCTGATCTTTTGCTGTTCAGCCACAACTTGCGCACGCAGGGCGGCAATGTCAGCGGTTTCGCGGGTCTCATTGACACCCGCAGTTATTTTTTCATCCATTACTTCCTCCTTCACTGGTTTACGGGTTTCAACCCGCGCTTGTGGTACAACTTGCGAGAGCACGGTAGCTCTCGGATCAGCCGGAACTGGGACAACGGAGATTTCCATCGGCTCCCAGTCAGTGGCCACATAAGAACCGTCCTCTTGGCGGTCGCGCTTATAAATCAGCGCTCCAATCGAAACGTTGCGAATGATTCCGGAGCGGATATCTTGCCAGATAGGCTCGACGTCCGCCCGTTTGCTAAAGCGCAACGTAGCCAGTAGCTTGCCGCTGTCGATCCAGGCCCGCTCTACCACTCCTATCTGATCGCTTACGGTCTCCGCCGAATGAGCGTTTAGGACCGGAGCGCCAACTAGCCTCCCGATGCGAACCTCGCTATCCGACAGTCCGAGGCGCAACTGAGATATTTCCCCCGTCCATGGGTCGATGCGCATCACCGTCGCTCCCGAATAGGCGACTACATTCACGGTTCGGGCGGACGCGTCTACCGTCGCGGGAGGCGAAAGAACTGAAGAGAGCTCCACATGTTCGGCGCTATCGGTCGCTGTGCCGCCGGTCTCTCGGACACTCGCCTGCATGAGCTCAGGGGGCTCCTTGCCGCCGTCCTTTAGGTGGGCGGCCAGGTGCCGATACACTCCTTGGCGGTCGCTGTCAGGAATGTCCGCGCCACCGCGGGCATGATTGAGCGCTCCAATACCCGTAGAGCATGCAGTCATGTTAGCTGGCCCGGGGTCGCCGTTCCCATCAACTTCGTGATGCGGAAACTTGTAAGCTGACTTGGGGCCCGGGGTCGCCGTTCCCATCAACTTCGTGATGCGGAAACTTGTAAGCTGACTTGGTTGATTGATCAGCCTTAGGGTCACGCCAGGCATACTCGCGTGCGTAATAGGATTGGCTTTCGCCGGATCTCAGGCGCTTCTCATTCGCACCGGCGTCCCAGGCTGAATCAGATGTATCGGTATGATGTACTGCAATAGCTGGCATATAACTACTCCTTTTGTTCGATTCCCTTAGCAGTTACCTTTCTTGGATCGCAATCCAATACAATTCCCAGACGGTCTAAGGCCTCGTTGGTTCTAGCTATCTCGGCGAGTTGCTCGTCCGGATCGTATCCCATCTCGGAAATCGCTTCGCGTAGCGTTGTGAGACCGTTACGAATGTTGGCCTGTACCGCCGCAACCTCTTTCTCTGGATCGACCCATTCCCACTTTGGCGGGGTCCAAGTCACGGCTGCATCAATCCCGCTAAGCGTCATTACTCTATCCCACACCGGTTGGCAGAACTGTGGTATGAGTATTTGCCAGCGGAATTGATCGATCATGCGCCTGAATTCGAGTAATCCGGCGCGGATGGAGGAGTAGTTAGTCTGCGACAGATCTCCCGTCAGGATCTCATAGGGAATGCCAAGGCCCGACGCAATCGACCTAAGCTGATGCCTAACGTAGTCCGAATAGCCTGCGGACAATTGAGGCGTAGCAAACTTTACATCCTCGCTGTCGCCCAGGTACGTTATCATGCCAGGCTCAAAACTCTCGATGCGCTGTCCGCTGCCGGCATCCGTGCGTGATGTGCCTAAGGTGCGGGCCGGATCACCACCGGTAACGAAGGCGGCAAAGCACGCCTCGATCTTCTTTCGGACCAGCTCGGCTTCCTCGTAATCATCTAGATCGCGCAGCCGCATGATGACAGGAGCAAGCCAAGGTACTCCGCGTTCCTGCCCGGGACGATCTTTGCGATATATGTGTAGGATCTGATCCGCCGGTACAAGATTGGGCACTGGCAACGTCGCCCCGACTAAGGTGGACGCTTCTCCGGGATGCCGGTCATATAACCAGTACCCAATCCTGCGTCCAATCAGGTCGTACTGAATGCCTTGGATCATGTAGCCAGTATTGGTTGAGCCTGTCTTCCATGAGGCCAGATAGTCGGGTTCGAGTACCTGTAACTGCAACGGGGGATTTACGCCATCTCCTACCCGCCGGGGGCGGAACCGCACCAAGCATTCGCCGCTTTCCACCACAGTCCGGGCCACTAGCGCTTGCAGCCCGTACCAGTCCAGCGCCCCGTCGGCGTCGCAGATATCGATCCAGCTCTGCCAGCGAGTTCCGGCCTTAACATTTGGCGTGCGTGCCACTATGCCGGCGCCAATAGCATTCGCGGCCACCGCCGAGACTGCTCGGGCGGCATAGGCATTATTGCGCACCAAGTCCCGCGATCTCGCCCGCAATTTAGACGCTGCACTAGCGATTTCGGCGTTTGGCCCGGTCTCTTGCGCGAGCCATCCAGACGTGCGGCGGGTGCTGCGCGCCGCCTCATAGGAGAAGCGTTCCGCGGCGCGCATACTCATACGTGCGTGCAGACGACGGCTCGCCAGTGCTGGATCAAACCATCCGATTATGCGGTCTAGCCAGTTCATCCCTTTGTAAACTCCGTATAACTGACCGGCCGCTGTGCCTGCTGCAAGCGCGCAATTTCCGCATCAATTGCGGCTAACGCCTTAGCTTGGTCGGAGTATTGCACACTCCGCTCGCCAAATTGCACACGATAGACGCCGATGGTTTTAAGAATGTCTTCGCGCTGCGCTTGAAGCTCTTCGAGTGTCATCGTAGCCAACCCTTCCGTATGGGAATCCAAGACCCACGCTGCTCTGTATGCTGCGTCGGTTGCGTTTTGGACGCAGACTGAACTGGCACTGATTGCTCGAGCTCTTGCCAGTGCTTATCCGTGAAACGGTCTATTCCATAGATTGCTGCGGCCGCGCGTGCATAAACGCGGCAGTCCAGCGCCTCATTGCGCCGATTTGGATCTTTTACCCAGTGCCCTTTTACGAAGCTTTCAGACGTCAGCTGCTTAAAGTACTCCTCACCGTAACGCGGAAAATGGCAATAGCCTGCCGGAAATGGTTCTCCACTTTCTTCCGTTGGGGGACTAAGACGCAACCGGCTGGAGAGCTCAGATTTGGCCACTGGTGTACCTATCGCCCACAACCGTGTGCCGCGCTTTCGGCTGGAATCAATCGGAGAGGCTCCCAGAATCAACTTATCTGCACGTGCCGTTCCTTTGATCGCTACTACTGTCTTCGGATGCGGCGCCCTCGCGCCACTAGGGCCCCAGATAGCCTGCGGATGCTTCCGCGCCCACTCATAAGTCAAGTGCGGATTGAAACCTGAGTCAATACACAACACCCTGATGGGGAGTCCGCTGAACTCAGAATCAAGTAAGTCATCTAGGTCTCGCCAAACGGAAGCCTCTGCTATGTCACCAGTTAGCACACGGTAGTCTACTGACCAACTTTCTTTGTTACGACCCCATGCAACCACTTCGACTTCGATCCGGTCCCGTTGGACGTCCGCGCCGGCGGTGAGGAACAGGCCACCGCGCGGGACAGTGCCGATCGGGTAATCCTCGCGCCGGTCGTAAAGTGGTTGCCAGTCTGGCGCGTCGCCGCGCTCCTGCCACGACTCGCCAAGCACCAGGTTCACGAATGACTTCAGCCGCTCGACATCCTTCTGCGCCTTCTCCCAATCCTCAGCGGCACGTTCCCATGAGTACCAGCCCACCGGGCTGTAAAGGCTTGACAGGTGATAGCCGCGCGTGCGCCCGTCGCCTTGCGCCTCGGGCCGCCACTCGCCGCGCGCGAGCATCGTGCTCTTCTGGTAGTTAAAGATCGGCTGCTCGCAGGCGATGCAGTGGTAGGCGGCTTTCTGCGGCTCGCCCTTGGGCCAGCGCAGCCGCTCGAACTTCAGCACTTGAAATTGGTCGCAATGCGGGCACGGCACCCAGTAGTGCCGCTGGTCACTCTCAGCATATGCTGCCTCAATTCGGCTTAGACCGGTAATTAGCGGGGTCGAGGTCATGAATATCTTGCGGCGCGAGAATGTGCGCGTGCGGGCTAGCGCTAGATTGATCGGATCTCCCTCTTCATCCACGTCGCCAGGGTATGCATCGACCTCATCGAGGAACAAATACCGGACGGCCATTGAGCGAAGACCAACCGCGCTGTTTGCCCCCGTCATTACCAGTAGTCCGCCGGGGAATTCCTTCGACAGAACGGTGTTACCTGAGTCTCGCATCCGGGCCGGCTTGACTAGTTGCCTTAGCACGTCGCTTTCTTCAATAAGAGGCTCAATGCGCTGCTTTGAATTGCGCTTAGCCATCTCAACTGTGGGCTGAACAACCATCATTGGGCCGGGAGATTTGTGGATTACGTAGCCTATCCAGTTATTGCCACACTCGGTTGCCCCGACCTGTGAGCCCTTCATGAACACTACTCGCTCGACCGGGCATGACGGTGAAAGCGAGTCCATAATCTCCCGAAGATATGGGGTGCGGTCCGTGCGCCATGGGCCCGGTTCAGCCGCTGACTTGCCCGACAGTCTTCTATAACGATCAGCCCACTCGGAGACACTAAGCACCGGATCGGGCTTTAATCCAGCATTAAATGCCTCGTTGTATACTTCAGTCGCTAGAGCCAGCAAGATCGTCTAACGCCTTCCTAATCTCTTCTGTAAGAATCTTGTGTACCTTGTCTGCATCTGTCTCGGCGGCGAGTACGGCCGCCAATCTGTCCGGTATGTTCAGTAAGTTGTCCCGAACTGTACGAGCCTTAGTGAACGCTGCAACTTGTACCTCATCGCGACTTACTAGCTTGCCGACCTTTTCGTCAAACTCAATTCGAGCGAGCCGCGCTAAGTAGTGCTCGCGGATCGCCCGGGCTGTGTAGTAATCTGGGCTCCCGACCGACTTCGGATCTGCCCTCACTGCATTGCGCTGAACCCTCGGACGCCACGCCGCATCAGCCTGTTCCGTATCGATTGATCCATCAGGAAGCGGTTTTATTAACCCCTGCTTGATCGCATTATTTACCGCTGTATGACTGGCACCTACTAGCTTTGCGTAGGCCCTTGCGCTCTTTACGATCACATTGTTACGCTGCGGCTGGTGCGGTGTTAAATAAATGCTCTAATTTTGGATGCGCTATGGGTCTTACGATCTTATCCCATGGGGCGCTTCCCGGCTTAATTCTTCCGCAGTATTTTTCCGCACCTCCAAACTTGCGCAGTACCGACAAAAGGCGCTTTAGGTCAACTACAACTGGGCGTCCGCCCCTTATAGCAATTGCCTTGTCCCGCATCAGATTTCGCTCAATCTCTGCGAACTCTTCACCGGCCCTCGTGCTTACCATCGCCAGTAGCCGCATCCCGGGAGAAAATACCCTTGTACGCTCAGCCATAATTACGCCCCAATCGCGGTCATCTCCGCGTCCGAATAGCTCCTGCCACTTAACGCGATAGTCACGGTCCCAGTGGATCGGCTCATACTGCATCGGTGTGTGCGGGGTCGGCAAAAACACATTCGGACTTGGCTTCAGCACGAAGTCTTCGGCCCCTGGCAATTCACTTACTTTTTGTAGTAACTCCTTGAATTCCCGCCAATCCTCTTCATCCTCGCCGGGTAAGTCGAGGATGACGTACCAAAACATTCCCCGTCTTCCTTCCGCAATGGCCCTCCTAACAGCTTCGATAATCTGCTCGTTTCGGTACGGCTTTTTCACCAGTCGCCGCAGCCGCTCGCTCAGACCCTCGATTCCAACTCTCGGAACAGAATCCTTTCGGCGTGATAGTCTGTCGAGGCGAACGTCGCTATCAACACGAACCTTACCGAGCCTGTGAGCGGCCTTTGTTATTTCCTCATCCTGACTGTGAATCGTCGGCTCTGGCGCAAACAGCGCAACCCGCTTGCGACGCGTGGACCGAAGAGCGGATATTATTCCCTCGAGCGGCAGCTCGCGGTAGGGCTTCCAGTAAGTTACAGCGCAAAACGTACAGGTAAACTTACATCCTCGCGCAACTTCAATGCGCGCAATATCGTTTGTTTCGTGCACAAATGGCCTCAACTCCGGAGCAAAACCGGGAGTCGGGGGCGGGCCGCCATCATAAAGCACACAAGCCGGTAAATTACCGCCAATAAGTTCCGGTAAGACGTTTTCTCCATCTCCAACTGAGACGAAATCTACAAGACCGCTGAAGGCATACGGATTCATTGTGTTGAATCCGCCGACTACGGTCTTCGGCCGCCTGGTCTTTCTCTTTTCGCACCCTGCTGTCCGTAAAAAATCCGCTATGACGTATATATGCTCCCACCAGAAGGCCGAGAATACTGCCCAGTCTACGAGCGGAGCGGTGCGCGGAGTAATGCGATACAGCTCGTGCCCGGCAGACTTCAGGTCGTCTAACACGAGCGCAAGGCCATAACCGAAATCGTCTCGACCGCACGTTAGATACCCGATCTTCATTCATCAACCGTGTACTTCCACAGGTACGTCTTTCCGAGTGCGTCAAGCTTGTTCAAAATGGCTTCGCGGCTTCCAAGCCATACCGTTGCCGGAACAGACAGTCTAATGACAATATTGGTCGGTGTATCTTCCGTTTCATCGTCTACCGACTGACCGCGTGCCGGCTTGTCTGGTTGGAACAAATCCGCCAGCTCTTCATCGCTGAACCCGATCACGTCAAGGTCAAAATTGTCATCCCTGAGGGCTGCTAGCTCCTCACTGAGTAACTCCTCATCCCAGCCGGCATTGAGAGCCAGTTTGTTGTCGGCAATCACCAGCGCCCGCCGCTGGGCCTCCGTCAGGTGATCGAGCACGATCACCGGCACCTCGTCCAGCCCGAGCTTGCGCGCCGCCAGCAGCCGGCCGTGACCGGCGACGATCCCGTCGCGCGAGTCCACGAGAATCGGATTCGTGAAGCCGAACTCGGCAATCGAGGCCGCGATCTGCATNATTTGCTCTTCAGAGTGTGTGCGCGGATTCCGANCGTACGGAATCAGCCGCTCTGTGGGCCACATCTCGATGCGCCGCGCTATTGACGGGGTNGCTGTATCTTTCATTTGGAAAGTGGAAAGTTTATTTCCGGTCTGACGCTAGCGAAATTTTGCAACAAATTCACC